AAGCGGTAGCCCTTGGGGCCGTTGCCTTCAGGGGTTCCGCCGGTTGTGCCGCCCGTATTGCCGCCGCCCGCACCGCCCATCAGCGGCGTAATTCCGTATCTTTGCGCGACGTCAGGTTGCGTGGGATCTTCGCCCGCGTGAATTGCCTTTAGGCGACGGAAATGTATCTCCACCTGATCAAGGTTGTGCTTTAGCTGCGCTTCGCTTTGATCTGTGTTCAGCGCCGCAACGGAATCGCGCAAGAGCTGGCCTTCGCGCTCGGACAACGCACCGAAACCTGACGCGCCCGTCGAAGATTGCGCTTTCAATTCGGACAGCACGCCCTGCGTGACTTGCGACGCAACGGTGTTCAGCGTGGCCTTGAGATCGGTAGCGCCAGAACCGGGAATATGCCCCATGACCGAACCGCCGAGGCCCGTTGTCCACCCGCCAATTTGCCCGCGCGCGCGATTGATTGCCGATAGCGTTTCATCAAGCGCCAAGTCCTTGGCAGGGTTTGCCGCCTTGGTGCCGATAACGGGAATTTCCTTTTGACCCTTTGACGGGTCAGCCGGATCGACGAACATAAAGCCTTCTTTGGGCTTGGGCTTGCCGCGTTCCGCAAAGTTGGCCGCCTCACGTGCGGCAGCGGCTTGTGCGCGCTGTTCAGCGGCAACCTTGCGGGCAATGTCGTCGGGCCGTTCTGGCGGCGGCTCCTTGGCCCCGCCTGAAATACGCATTGGCGGAAGCGTTGCCCCGCGCGGGGCTGTCGGAATTAGATCATCAAAGGTGCCAGGCATTAGCGCACGCCCATTTGGCGCAAGCGCGCATTGACTTTGGCGGGATCAGCGCCGCGCGCGATCGCGTCGTCAGCCTCGCGCCGCAACTGTGCAGCGTTACCGACAGCGTTATTCGTCGGGCTAAGCGGGCTTCCTTGCGGCACCGACGCACCGCCCATGATTGCCGCGCGGGCCGCATCACGTTGCGATGGCGGTAGCGTTTGAAGAAATTTCTCAACCTGTGCAGGATCTTCAGCTTGTTGAGGTGCCGCAGGTGTCGGTCCGCGTCCTGAGAATGGGTCAATTGCCGCGCGCGGGTTGACGTTTACAGCATCCGTTCCCGGCACGACGTTGACGTACTTTGGCTCAAACTGCGCCAGCAATTCCTTGGTGACGTTGGCCTCTGCCGCCGCCGAGCGAAGGGCTTGCGGCGAATATGTCTCGTAATGCTGCGGAATGTTCAAACCGCTTTGTTCAGCTTGACGCACATAAGCCGCCCAAGCGGCAGGACGATCAGCCTCTGGCAGGCGTGACACGTCAAGCGTGGCTTGTCCCATGAAGTCAGATCCGCGCTTCACCTCTGCGCGCTGCGCCTCGTCGAGCTTGCTATAGTTGGCGACAAGCTGAGCGCCGACGGCTGGGTCAATTCCCATAATCTGCGAAAGCGTTTCGGCGTGCTGTTGCAGGAATGATTGTTGTGCAGGGTGGGGAACGGTTGTCGCAACAGGTGCAGGTGCAGGCATATCCGGCTGCCCGCCCGCCACAGGCAAAGGCATATCTTGGGACGGGGCCGCAGGCGCTTGGGGAGGAGCGTAAACGCCTGCGACGCCACCGGACTGCGGATCACCTCCTTTCGCTTGCTGCGCGGGGGTTCCCGGCTGCAATTTGAGATACAAGGCGTCCAAACGCGATTGCTTGTCATCGGCGCGTTGGCGCTCAATCAGCATGCGTCGCCGGTCCTGCCCCGCTTCGTACGCGCTGATAAGATTTGATGCGATGCCCATCAGCCGTACCTAAAACCGTTGAACGTGTTGTTAGGGTTGCCGTATGTTGCGGGCGCTTTGGGCGCGCCAAACCCGCCGCCCTTGCCGTAGGCGTATGCTGAACCAAGATCGTTAGCGAGGCCGCTGATCGCGTTTCCGGTGTTCTGATATGCCGACGCCCGCGCGTTGCCCGCAGTCATATAGGCATTGCTGATATTGTTAGCCGCGTTTGCGCCCGCCGCTTGCGTTTGATTTGTCGCCGACTGCCCGACGCCTGCAAGCGATGCGAGGCGGTTGGCAAAGTTCTCATATTCGGACGACGCAAGGCCCTCGCCGTAACGCTGCGTTGCCTTGACCGCAGCGCCACTACGCAACAGTCCGCGCGCCGCTGCGCCGTGTTCGACGGCCTTAATGCCTTGGTCTAGGCGAAACTGGTATCCAGGCGTTGCCTCAAAGCCGCCGTAAGCAACCGGCGTGCCGTCAGCGTTTGTGCCTGGCGTATACGTCCCGCCTGCGCGCTGGACGCCGTAAAGCGATGCCAGTTTGTCGTTTGCCAGCACGCCGGTATCGCGAAACGGGGCCTGATCGGCGCGCGCTTGATCGTATTGACGGCGCTGTTCTGCGGTTGATTGATCGGCGGCTTGTTTTGTTGCGTCAGCGGCTTTGTTGCCCGCAATAATGGACGCGCCTGCACCGACAACAGCGGCGGCACCGATGGCAATAGCGATCGGCATTAGTCGCCCTTCCGCATGGCAAACACGCCGTAACCGTCCTCGTCAAAACCAATGTCACGCATTCCCATTTGAACGGCGAAGGCGCGCACGTTGGGCTGATCGGCAGGAATCTTTGTCCAAAGGCAGTCCGCATTTAGGCGACGCCATGCGTAATCAATCGTTTGACGCGCCGCTTCACGCGCCCATGCGCCGCGTCCACCGTTCAGAATAAATGTGTGAACCTCAAACGACCAAGGCGCGCTCCACGTCAGCAAAAAGCCGCCATGCTCGCCCATCAAGGCAACGTGGCGCGTGTCCGAAAGCAAACCGGAAATGTCGAGATCACCCGCATCGACCGCGCCGACAAAAGGGCGCACTTCAGGCGCGTTAATGACGCGGTTCACCGTCGCCGCATCATGCGTGCGAAACAGTGAAAAAGTCTCACCTTGGCTCATGGTGGTTGGTCGCATATCGCCCCAGACAATCAGTCGATCTTGTCTGAGCGAATGCGGGTCGATCACTACCCGCCGCGTGTGCGTCGCGCGCGTATCATACGCGATTACGTCGTGGCTAACAAGTAGTAGGTCACGTTGTTGGCCTTAACCGCAATCTTGTGCGTTGACGGCACCGCTGCCGCCGCAACCGCCGCCGCCGTAAATGCCAGATTGTCGGTCGTCACCGTCACCAGCTTCACGTCGTCCCGAAACGCAAGCTGGCCTGTCTTGCGGGTCAATACGCGGTCATCGTCTGCCGCCACAATATCCGCAGGCTGTCCCGCGCTGTTTTGAAACCGCCCGATCACCGATACCGCCGCGCTGTCACGCAACATGGCGCTTGTGACGCCGCCCGTGGCAACCGCAAGCGTCGTGCCGTTTGCAACCAAGCCGCCGCCGGTCAGTCCTGCGCCTGCAACTACCTCACCCGCCGCAGCTGCATTGCCTTGCACCTCTTGGCCCGCGAGAAAGCGATACCAATCCGGCGACATAGTGCCGTCCTGCATCAGGACCGGCGTTTTCGGAGGCGGGATCTTGGGCTTTGCCATCAGCGCACGTCGGCCAAGTAGGACATTACAAATCGGCGCACAGACGACGGCATCGTAAATTCCACTTGCAGCGACCGAAACTGAATGCCCGGACGCCACACCGCGCGCGATTTGTAATCGCCTATGACGCCAAGCGGTCGGGTCATGTCATTTGACCATGTGCGGCCACCGTCGCGGCTGTAGCGCATGTTTACCTGCGGATTAGGCTCGGCCAAGGTGCCAACGCCGGTTTCCGCGTACAATTCCAGTGCGTACATTGTCAGCAAGTCACGATTGCGTTCAATCGTCGGCAAGCCAATCTTGCAAATGATCGGTTTGCCCGCTTCGTCCAGATAGTCGAGCGATTCCAGATACAGTTTGCCCGTGGTCGCATCGCCAAAGATCGTCTTGCCGTAAGCGGTCTGCGCGCTGCCGATGCGATAAGTGTCCGACTGATAGCTTGCGCGCTGATGCCATAGCCGCGTGCTAAAATCATAAACCTCGGTCGTCAGGTCGGTTGAAATAACGTAAAATTCGTGGCCTTCCTCCGCATAAGTCCACGCGCGATAATATGCGCCCTTGGCAAGGCGCGATGCGACCGATGGCGTTGAGATAATGACCGGCGCGTAACCGTCCAGGCGACACACCGACCGGCGATTGTCCACAAATATGACCGTGCTGTCGGCCTTGACGATGCTGTCACGATCCTGACAGCCGCGCTCAATAAAGGCGTTACCCTGCCGCGCAAACGGGAAGTCCGCGTCGCCGCTGTTGTACCAGATCTCGGTGCTATCGACGCCGTAAAAGTGCAATTCGCGGTGATCGTTCACGACGCCGACAATATAGTCTGGATTCCCCTCGACCGTCGCCACGTCGAGCGGGTCATAGGTCAGACCGTCGTCGATCGCGGAAATAATAAACTGGTCGCTGTTTGCCGCCGACCAAACGAAATAGCCGTCGATATAGGTCACGTCCGAAACAGCAGGCAGATTGATCGGCGATGCCGTCACAGTGCCGCCGCTATACACATAGCCTGTCGTGCCTGCCGTGCCGCCGACAATGGCGATCTGTTGCCCGTTGTCGGCCATCCTGACCGGATTGTTGCCTAGCACCGTGCCCAGCGATGTGGCGGTGCCATTCGACGCAATGCTGTAAAGGTTGACGCCAACGACCGCGTACAGCGTCGATCCCATGCGGTGCAGGCCGCGCACCGGCAATGTCCCGATATTGGACAGTTGCACAAGGCCAGGGATCGCCATGATTGCAAATTGCGACACCTTGTCGCCTTCGCCCATTTCGGAAAACATGTTGCAAAGGACGCTGCCCGACCAAGGAAGTGACCGCCCCTCGCTATTTTGCAGCGCGGGCCTGAGTTTCATCATCGCATCAAGCCTTGACGGTCAGGTTGCATGTAAAGGCTGGCAGGTTCGTTATCAAAGTTCTTCAAGTCGCGCATGAGCAACGCGGCGCGACGTTCGATCTTTTGAGCAATCCGAACGTCGTTGACCGGATATTGCGTTTCCAGATCGTTTGCCAGATTCCAGATGATGGTTTGCAGCCACTCCTGCGGCATGTCCAATTCATCGGACGACGTGACAATATCGGCCATGCGCCGCCAGAACGACACGTTCAGCGTCTGCTCGGCCACAAACTGCGCGGACGGCGCGGGCCACAGATACAGCACGCCGGTCGCCTGTTGCGGGTCGTAATAGAATTGCGTCGGGATCGACGGCGAAAGCGACTTGTTGGGCTGTGCGAAATATGTGTCTCGCGCCATCTCGTTCAGCGGCGTTTCAACCCCGCCAACAACGCGGCGCACCGACTGCACCCGCATCGGCTTGGGGTTGCTAACCGTATAGCCCGCCTGCCCCGCTACCGTCGCTAACGTGCCTTCAGTGCGTATCCACAAATGATCCTGCGCGCCCAAGGTCTTGATCAGCAGGTTCAAGTCCTCAAGGCCGTCCGCATACATGTTTGACGTTAGCGGTTCGCCCTCGGTGCCGATGCCCAGCACCTTGAACGCGCGCGTGACGATCTGATTGGCCGTCATCGTAAAAGCGGTCGATGTCGATACGGTCATACAGTCACCACATATTCGGGAAGCATGTCTTTCCCGCTTTCAAGGATAAAATAGTTCTCGTTCTCAACCAAAAGCAGTTCGCGAATTGTTTCTTCAAACGTCACGCTGTTTTCAGACAAAATCGGGAACCCGGCCTCAGTGTAAATCCAATCTTCGCCCTCGGTTAGGAATGGGCCTTCGATAAACGTGTCCGTGGCTTCCGGTCGGCTGTACGGCAGCGCTTGCAGATCAAGCGTCCCGCGCACAAAATCTTGCGGATTGCGAATATCAACAAACCGCCGGTCGATCAGTTCGCCGTCGTATTGACGGACTAGGTTTTCTAGCGGAACCTTGAACCCGCTGGCGGGATCAATAGCATTCGCTATATGCCTGCGCCTGGGCGGGCGGGACACGATTTAGTGCCCGTAGCCAGTCGTGAAATAGACGTTCGCCGTGCCCGTGCTTGTAATTGCCGCAACATGCGTCGCGTCACCTGCGTGAAATACGCGGTCGCGGTTTGCACCGATCGGCGTGTCCGTTGTCGCAGCCGTAACAGCCGACGTTCCAAACTTGAAAAACGCGATTTGGTTGCTGGTGTTCGTGACAAGCACGTCCTTGCGATTGGCAGGGTTTGCGGTCAGCGCAATGCTTGCGGTCGAAGTTCCGGCGGCTATGGTAACCGTGCCGGCCGGGATCATATTCTTATACGGATCTGCCATTTACGCCTCCGGTATCTTTTCCCAGCCATTGCGCTCGATTGCAGCGGCCAGCTTGCTGTCGTTACGGGCGTCCGCGAGGGGCGTCTGGGCGATCACGCTGCCGTCATGCTCGACGACCTCGTAATTCAACCCGTTAACACGTCCCTCGCGGCGCTGTTTCATGTCATCCCTTACGGACGCGCCGTGCCGCGATATTTGATGGCCGAAATATAATCGAAGTTGGCCGTCTTGATCGCCGCAGCACCGTTCTGGATGCCAAACGATGGCGTCAGGGTCGTGTCTGGCAGATAGGCCGACGTGCCGCTTAGCGTACCGACTTGAATGTCGTTCACGAAGAACTGCACTTCCGACTTGCCGTCATAATACCAACCGACCGTGTAGTAGGTGGCGTTTGCAATGGTGGCGACGCTGGCGATGGAATTGCTGCCTGTCGTTGCGTCCTTGCGGACAATTGCCTGAAGCGCGGTCGATCCGGTCGATTTGAGAAAATAAATACCGTCCGTCACGTCGAGCGGCGTTGAATCGGTAACCTGAAGGCCGACGACAAGGTTGCAGGTGTTGGCGTCCGACATTTTGAAACGCGACTTGAAAAACGCGGGCTTGCCTGCTTCCATCAGGAAACCTTCGCCAACCTTGTCAAGGAAGATGCTGTCAGTCGCGCCCGCCGTGGTTGTCAGCAGAATTTCGCCGCCGTCCGCGTTGGTCAGTGCCGCCGTGGGCGTCGTGCCGACGGTCGTGACGGTCCATTCCGACGCCAGATAGCGGTCGAAGTCGTCCATGTAATTGTGATAGCGGGTGGGATCGGGCATTCCAAGTTGGCCGTAAGCATCGCGCTTGGCGACGTTACCAATGCCGGACGGAAAACGAGTGGGCGCAACGCGCTCCTGAACACCTGTAGCTGCCATGTCAAAGTCTCCGTGACGTTCGATGCGAACGCTGTTTCCAGCGTCACCAGAGCGGCATTTTGACTATGACCGACGCGCGCCTTTACATCGGTGCGCGGACATTACCCTAATTAGACAATAACCGCAAGCGGCGGCGGCGGCGTTACAGTGATTGCGCCATAAGCGATGGACGTAGCCCCAAGCGTTGCAGCGGGCGGCGACGGCGTGACGATAATGCCCGTGCCCCGCGAGGCCGCTGTGATCGCGCCAGACGCGCCAAACGTGACTGTAACCGAGCCGGAAAAGGCAACGGCGCCCGCGCTCGGCACGGTAAACGTGCCAGATTGCCCAAATGCTACCGCCGCCGTGCCGGTGAACAGTTGCCCCGCCGAGATTACACCCGTCTGCCCAAACGTCGTCGTCGCCGTGCCAGCAAACGCAACAGGCCCTGGCACCGTAAACGTGCCCGACTGCCCAAACTGAATCGTCGCCGTTGCCGTGATGCGCGGCACCGTCGTGAATGCCGCCGACTGCCCGAACGTGGCCGCTGCACTTGCCGTGATCTGCGGCACCGTCGTGAACGCTGCGGACTGCCCAAACGTCGCGCCGTTAGTTGCCGCAAATAGCTGCGCGGCAGTCAGCGCGCCGGTCTGACCGAATGTTGCCGTCGCTGTGCCGGTAAAGCGAGGCGCAGCGGTTAGTGCGCCCGATTGGCCGAACGTTGTTGCTGCGGTGCCGGTGAATGCCGACGCAGCGGTTAGTGCGCCCGACTGCCCGAATACCGTTGTCGCCGTGCCTGCAAATGCAACAGGCGCAGCGGCGTTTGCCCCATCATCCGCTAAGGGCGCGCCTCCTAGCGGATAGAAGCCAAGCATTAGCCTTTAGCCAGCGCCTGCTCAACCGCGATGCGCGCCTCATCGAGCGCCGCCAGTGCAGCGTTCAACGCATCGGTCTGCGTTTGGGGTTGGGCAGGCAATTCCGATTCAGGCACTTCCTCAAACTTCGGCGGATTGCTGCCGTCAACGTGACGCAGCCCCGCATATACGTCGATGTCATCTGAAACCGACAGCAGCACAACGCCGGGGGCCGGATCGAACGGCGTTCCCGGAACAGGTCGAAACACGTTCTTAACAATGTTGGTCGCAGCGTAAATTTCGACGGTTTTCATAATTGTTTCCCTTACTAAAGCGCCCCACGCACAAGTTTTCGCGTTGAGCCAAAGCGCATGTAGTCAACGTCAAATATTGATGTATTATTCTGCACAGTTGAAGTGCAGATGAACCCTGCGCCTGTTTCGCGGCCAGCACCGGTCGGAATATTGGTCGTTATAGATTGCGTTCCAAGCAATGCACCGGCATCGCTGAATATCTCAAACTTAACGCTCGTCGCGTTGCTGTTGACCGTGATGCGGAAGTGATACCATGTGTCGGTTGTAAGCGTCGCAATCGTGGCGCTAGTCGTGCGTGTAGAATTGTTTGCAGTCTTGCCGACAACAGCGCCCGAGCCGAGCAATTCAAAATAAGCACCGTCTATATTGTCTGCAACAGTAGCAGTTTCAATGTAGCCAACGCGCATCGTCAGCGTTGTCATATCGGTCAGCGGCTTCAGGATTGCATCAAATATTTCACCACCTCCGATCAATATTCGATCTGAAGTTTGCAACCTCCATCCGCTATTGGTGGTAACTGAGCAGTTGATGCGCACAATGCCGGGGTGATTTGATGATGTTGTGGGCTGGTTAGCAGAACTTCCTGAAGCAACGGCAATACCGTAAAATGGGCCATTAAAATTTGCCGTTGTTAAGGCAACATGAAAGTCGCTGTCCTGAAAGCCCCAGAGGCGATTGTCGCCGTCCTGTACGAACGAGGTCGCAATCGGCGTAAAATATATCGTCGCCGAACTGGATAGACTGAGCAGCGATCCGGTCGAACTTGCCGAAAGTGTGCGGCTAAATGTCGTGCCGCTTGATGTGTAAGTGCCTGTGCCCGTCTCCCACGCAGTGCCGTCCTCAATGGCATAGGCAATCAACTGCGTGCCGTCTGCAACGCCCGCCCCTGCTGGCGTCTGAAAACCCGACACCGCGCTGCCAACCGTGATCGACCCCGTTCCCGGAGCGCCCGAGGGCGTGAACTTAACGCGGTCGTAAAGTGACATCAGTCACACGTCACAACGATTGCACCGATCGCGGCAGTCGGCGGCGTCTGCGTGGTCGATACCGTGATTGAGGACGTGAGCGCGCCGCTGAACAGGATCGCCGTCGCGCCGGATGACGTATGCCCGATGCTGAAATGCGTCAGCGTGTTCGTGCCCGCCGTGCAAGCGCCGAACGTGATTGCGGCAGCGTTAGCGGCCTGCGTCGGTGCCGTCCCGCTGATCGTCCATCCGCCGACCGTCCGTGCGACAGCCTGGCGTGCGTAACCCGTGTATGTCGCCTCGCTGGTTGACTGTGTGCCCGTCTCGCCGGGATCTGCGGTGTGGAGCGCGACGTAGACCGATCCGGCTGTTCCCGAACCAACCATGCCCGTGGCGTCGCCAACGAGCGGGTATGTGGTGTTGTTGAACACCAGCTTGAGGATGCGGCTTTCAAAATCGTCTGAGGCTGACATGGCAAATCCTTAAAAGAATGGGGCGGGCAAGGAATGCCCCTACCCGCCCCGTTATTCACTCACATGGTGCCCAGCCTAGGCTCCCGGCGACCCGACCAGTGCGCGCCAGTCGGACCAACCCGTGCTGTACCGCTCGTAAGCCTTGTACTTCAGGTTCGACGTGTCGAAGTCCTGATCCTGCTCAAACTGCGGCGCAACGCGCTGGAACAGTCGCAGGCCGTCATCGACGTTGGTACGCACGAAGAAGGCGTCGGTGTCGGTCAGGTAATGGTTGACCGTCACGCCAGCGGGGAACATCCCCATTGCCTTCAGCGCGTTGACCGCGTTGTTGGCCGTGTCGTTCTGCAACGTCGATTTGAGGATACGCATTGCCTCAAACTGAAGGTTGATCGGAACGACCAGCGAGTTTGGCTGCACCGAAATGCGAAGGCCGCGCGCGTTGGTCATCAGGCCGATCAGAATGCACATATCCTCCAGCGACGCTTCGGAAAGATCCGCGTCAACGGCAAGGCGGTTGGACTGGTTGCCCGCCAAGGTCGGGTGCGACGTGCTGAGCAGCGACACACCGTCCGCGCCAGTGTACGAACCGTTGAACGCGCGGTTGTACATGTTGGCGACGACGTTTTCTTTCGTCTGTCGGAACGAGAACGCCAGCGATCCGGTGGCCGTCATGCCCACCTTTTCGTACTGATTGTCGTCCATCGCTTCCTTGGTGATGATGAACCCCAGCCCATAAGCGATATGGGTGTAGCGGTTCGTCACGCCCTGCTGTGCGGTGTCGTACACAATCGACGCGCCCTGCGTCTTGATCGGGGCCAGACCAAAGCCGGTCATTTCCTGATCTTCCTCGTACATCATTGAGGATTCGGACACGTCCACCAAGCTTTTCCACTCGGCAGGAAACTCGTCGTACTTGACGCCCCAGCGGGCGTTGAGACCCGGCCAGAGCAGCTTGGCAATTGAGCCTGTTGTGATCGTGCTCATCGGTTAGACCCCTGCTACCTGGTTGACATACTGGTGACGGTTGATGCGAACGAGGAACTTCGGTCCCAACGACGCATTGTCCACGTCCGCGCGGTTGACCACATCCACGATCTTCAGATCGAGCGTGTTGGTCGATGCCTCGGTGGTGTTGTCGATCGTCGTTCCAGAGAAACCCGTCGCGGTCGAACCGGAAGCAACAACAAAGTTGACGTTCAAGCCAACGTCATCGACCGTCAGGAAGGTGCCGCTGTAAACGTCCTGAACCTCGAACAGCGTATTCGGGTCATCGTTGACGAAAAGCTGATAAGCCGTCGATGCGGCGCCATACAGCGTGGTATCGCGCGTCGCGGCAACCATGCCCTCGACAACGCCGACGATCACGTCGCCGGAAGCTGCGCGAACAACGTCAGGCGTCGAAACGCCCGCGATCAGCGAGTTGGTGCCTGCCAGCTTGACAAGATCACCGATGAACAGCGCCGTGCCGTCAGACGCCTTGTGCGAGTAGACGCGAAGGCCACCCGTCACATACTGGCTGTTGACGCCGCGCGCCGGGATAAGTCCCTTTGCGGTATTAAGGTTAGCCATGAAAAAACGTCCTTTGTGACAACCAAGCCGTCAGGACGTTTAGAGACCCGACAGTTCAGCCGATTGAACCGTGGCCGTATGTTTCGTTGGGATTCATCTGGCCGGTGGAATCTCGGCCCGCGACGAGAGCGTCGTCGATCTGCCGGTTATGCGCTTCCTTTTCGGACATCCCCTCGGCAAATAGCTCGTCAGGGGTTTCCATCAGGTATGCGGTAAGGCCGCCGCCGCCTTCCTTGGTTCCTACAAGGCGCGAGACCCGCGAGCCGACGTCAGATGACTTGATGTCATCGGCTTCGACGAAAGTATAGCCTAGTTCATGCGCGTCTGCAATACGGTTGCCAGCGTCGTTGAACCAACGCCTTGTCCAGCCCGGACGTGTCGGCGCGTTCAGCTTCAAAGCATGCCCGCCAACCGAGGCGCGGCGGCGGCGTTGCGTGGGTTCCGGCGCACCCGCTCCACTGACGTTTTCTGTTGCGGCTTCGTTCAGCGCAGGCGCGGCGGAAACGGACGTCTCGACGATCGGCGGGCGACCGCGACGCTTTGGAATGCTGTCAGTCATGATTTTTCCTTACCACTGGTAGCTAGACACATAGGCGGCGCGGTCCTTGATCAGACCCTGCCGAATCCATTTGTCGGCCATTTGCTGCGCCAGCGGCGGCAAGTCGTTGAACGTCCGACCGCGCGCGACCTGACGCTGCCCGCCGCCCTCGACCATCATGCCAGGACGCTTGCGCTCGGCCTTGGGCTTGTCGAGATCTGGGTAGCGTTCCTTGACCTTGCCCGCGATGAACGCAAAAAACTCGGCGGGCGGCATGTCGGCGGTCTTGGCCTTGTGCTTTTCGGCCATCACGTCGGCGTAATCACGCGCGACGCCGCCTTCGTCGTACCAAGGGTTGGCGTCGCGAAAGTCGATTAGTGCCTCTTGCACGTCGAGCGGGTCGGCTTTGGGTGCCGGTGCGTCGTCGATGACGCCCTTGTCCAGTTCAAGGCGTTCCTTCATCGCAGCACTTGCCGCCGCGTGGTCGCCCGCCTCGACGGCCATGTTCATCTTCGCGGTCACGTCGGCAACAGCGCGCTCGTATGCGCGTTCCTCGGCCTTGGTAAAATGCTCGGACGCCCGCGCAACGTCTTTCTTGAGCGATGCCAGTTCGCGCTTGAGCGTGTCATTCTGCTTTTTGAGCAGCGGCATAACCTCGTCGGCGCGCTTGACGAAGGTTTCAGCGTCGATCCAGCGCGTCGGGTCGCCCTTAAACTCGTCCTGCCCCGTCCAACCGTGCTCACGCGCCTCGGCCTCGTAATCGCGCGGTGCGTTGTCGTTTACCTGATCGGCAACGGGTTCCTGCGGCGCGTCCTGTAGCTGCGTAGCCATGTTTATGCCTCCAGCAAGGCGACAACATCGTCGTCGTTCATGATCCGGTATGTGTCGCCGTCGGTGCCCTTAAATTCGACGCCGCCGTATTTGGCGAACATGATCCGCTGTCCGGGAACAGGGGACGTCCCACCTCGCCGCATCACGTCTTCCCAAGCGTTGCAGCCCGCCGCGATCAGCGTGCCGTTGACAGCCGCCATCGACTGCTTTTCTTTCGTCGTCTCGGGGATGATAATTCCGCCCTTGGTAATCGTCTCGGCGCTGTCGGGTTTTACGACGACGCGAAGGTCCAAAGGCTGTACGCCGCTGTTATTCATTGCTGTCTCCATACTGTCTTGAGATGTCATCAGCCGACAGGCCCACCAGCGCCGTCAGGCATACCGCCTGCGCCTGCTCCTCCGGCGTCAGGCATGCCCCCCTCGCCCATGCCTGCATCAAGTCCTGGCGGCGGTCCGACAGGTAGCGCAGGAACGCCCGCGTCAGGGGCTGGTCCTTCCATGCCCTCAGCGTCTCCGGGTCCATGAGCGGGTTCGCCAACGCCTTGTCCGTCATCTGCCATTCCTCCGAGCGTTGTTGCAGCCGCCGCCAGTTCTGCCGCGTCATCGGTCAGGCCAAGCGTTGCGAGCTTTGTTGCCGCGTCGGCCAGCACATCGCTTGCGTCCGCGTGAAGCTTGACAATTTCCGCGCCGGTCTTTTCCTTCGCCAAGGCCAGCTTCGCGCCGA